CCGCCAAGAGCGCGCCCCAAGTCGCTACGAGACTCCTCACCGCCGCGCCACGGCTGGTCTTGGGCCGTCACTCCCGCCCCGCGCAAAGCCGCAAGCGCATTGTCTGGCGTGACCTGCAAATCTCTTGCGGCACCAAAGTATGATGGCGCGTTTGCACCAAAAAACTCGCCCGCCGTGTTTTGCGCGGCAACCTGCGCGTTGGTCGCGTTGTAGTAGTCCTTGAAACTTTTGTCTGCCGCCGTGCGCGATGCCGCCTCTGCTGCTGCGCGCGCCGGGTCTGCTTGAAACCCGCCGACTTCACTGCCGCGCCCGGTGTTGCCGAGCGCCGTACTGATTACCTCGTTCACCACCGTTTGCATGGGCGAGTATGCCGTCCATCCCTTGCCGAATTGCTGATTGTGCGCAGCAACACGTTGCGAGATAGCATCAGCAAGCGCCGCTTCAGGGATGCCAAATTGCTGCGCGTATTGGCTCAGTTGCGTCGTGGCTCCAGCGGTATCGAATCCGCCGCTATTGGCCGCCGCCATTGCTTGTGCAAGCGTGGTCATATTTCGTAACTCCCGCAAAGGGTAAAGGTGTTCGCACTAGCGGCTTGTGTAGGCAAATAGCAGCGCGATGTAGTCGTGTCGATATGGCACACCCCTACCGCTATGTTCGTGGTGTCATTGGTCATCGTGGCGATGCCTGCGATGCCTTTAGCGGCAATTGGCAGCGTCAGATAGTCCGTTCCCGCAACACTTGCAATCGTAGTTGCAGCTTTGAACGTCACTTGAAACTGCACTGAGCGGCCAACGTAGGTGGTTGCCCCAACAACAGTCAAACTGCCAAATACAGGCGTGAACGCAAGCCACCTGTCCTGCCCGATCAAATCATTGAAGGCATAGCTTTTTTGGTCAAGCGTGATGTCATCGAGCATGTTCACGATGTACCAACCTCCACCATGACTTCCGCCCGTTCAATCCGCATTGGAGTATTTGCCGAGTGAGCAATCGACCATGCGCGTCTGCGGCTTGATCCGCCTCGCGTTAGTCTGCGATGCTGTGCCGATAAATCAACCGCTCCCCATGTGGTGTACGTCGCATAATCGTTGTCAGAATAGGAAACGGTCAACGGCGATGATCCTGACTCAACATCGCCAACAATGTCCAGGTTCCCATAAAACTTTCGCGCATTCGTTCCAAAATCTTCGATGATGTTTTGCGCCGTGGCTGCGTAACTCATGCCGTCATCGGTGAACACCATCGTTCCGTGACTCTGCACGTAAACCTTTCCGCTGGTCACCGTCTTTGATATGGCATAAGTAACCATCGAGCTTCCGGTGGACAGCGCGGCAAATTTGTACATCGGCAGAGAGCTTGCCTGCTCATGCCACATTTTTTCTTCCACGCAGTACACGTAGGTCTGCGTGCTGACGCGGCAGTAAACGAACGAGCGCCCGTAGAACCGCAGCGTAGACAGACTGATATTTGACGCGCCGGCCAGAATCAGGATCGAATCAATTTCAGGTGTAGATACACGCGAGATTGAGCCGTCATACTGGAATATCGAAATCCCGCTCTGCGGCGTTGATCCGGCCCAAAACGTCGTTTCCGAGATTTGCGCAATCGCATCAGCAGATACCGCGCCTACCTTCAACGTCATGTTCGATGATTTTGCGAACGGGAATGGCGTCTGACCAGCGTTGTAGAAAAACTGCATCGACTCGGTTCCAAACGCGATGATGAAGTTGCGATGGCGAATCAGGCCAACCCCCTTGTCAGCGTAGCTATTTGCGCTGTCGTAGCTGTTCGCTGTCCACCCGGTTACGCTGTTCAGGTCAGATGCCCACACCTGCCCGTCCGCAGTCATAATGCAGGCGTATCCATCTATGTTGGCGAACGTGCCAACAATCGTCTTTCCTGCGTTTCCGGGGAAGTCAGCGTCCGTGATTTTGGTCATCACGCCGACGCCGGTATCGTAATACCATGCTGTACTGTCAGTGCTGGATACCAGCAGTGTAGGAGTTGTTCCTACAAACGTCTCCGATATTCCGGTGGCTTTCCCGGTGATCGCGCCCAAGCTTGCGCCGCTGTTGTAGACCGTCGAATTGACCGCGCCGTAGGCAGTTATCACGTCGGTTCCTGCCCCGCTTCCCGTCCATACCAAAATAGCGTTCCCGATGTTTCCAGAAGCGGGAGTGTTCAGCGTAGTCCACCCAGGGCGCTTCACAAGACAAACGCGCTTCTTTCCCGTCAGCGGATCGGATACAGTTTCCGCAAAGCAATTGGTGTAGTGACCATCCTTGTTCGAGCTTTGCGTGGTCGCGCCAACTACCATCAGACCGACAATGCCGACGCCGACATAGCCGCTGGTAGCGCCAAGCGAATTGGACGATGATACGCGAGTTGCGTATGCGCCGCCGAACAGGATGTTTACTTTTCTCACGGAAATGACCGGTAATCAGGGTAAATGCCGGATGGAATTGGAGAACGGAAATTGTCCACTGGCACTGGGCCGTAATTGACGCGCTGAACTGCTAAAGCGCGGATTTTGCGTTCTGCAATCTCGCATTCCTTCATCCACCGCATCACGGTCGATTCCGGCTTTTGGTACTGGTCTGCCAAGTCGTAGCAGAGAATGTCCTTCATCCACCGCATCATCGACACTTCAATGTCAGGCGCGGTAGCCGCAACGCTGTCATCGGCGATTTTCTCGTAAGTCAAATATGCCGTGGTGTTTGCGGTCGGCACGCGCCAGAAAATGAAGTCAGTCCCGCTGCGCACGCACATCGTAGGCGTCCCGCTGGCAGTCTTTTGTGCGATGTTGTTGTACGTCACAATGTCGATGATTCCAACCGGCGTCACATCGCTTGTACCGTTCAGAACCGTCATGGAAATCGGGAATAGCAAATCGGCAACGCCGCTTGCCGCCGTCGCCACGTTTGCCGTGATCGTGAACGAGGTCGAAACCGTCGCCACCTTGCGCCAGAAAATGCCAAGCCGGTGAATCTCTTTGAGCCGAAGATCCAGCGCCTCATAAACCAGCGTCAAGTCTGCGTTATCAGGCGTCGCCCCGGCCCCAAGAATGCCCAACTTTCCGAGAACCAGTGCGGCAATCTGTTCCCGCGTTCTCGTAAAGGATGTGCTCATGATTTAGGCGGGCGTCCAGGTTTGCGCTTGAAAATTGTTCCAGTGAACGAAGGCCGCTCCTCTGGGGGTTGCGGATTTTCTACTTCCGCACTTGGCTCATCAAATTCTTTCTCAAAGAACTGATTGCCGGAAAGCTTCATCAAGGCAAAAGAATCTTCAACTTCCGTGAATTCGCCTTCGACAAAATCATACCCATACTGCTTCGTACTGCCTTGCAGAAAACGAAATTTCATTGTGTGACTCCAAAAACCCCCGCCCGAAGGCGAGGGTAAAGGGCTGCAAAGAAACGGTTACGCCGTGACGTAGTACACATTCACGTCGATGGTTCCGGCAGCAAAGGTAGCCGCTGCCGTGATCCACGTAATGTCAATCGTGTCATCGTTGGCATACGTTTTTGGCCGAGCGGTGAACACATTGGACTGAACCACGCCGCCGGTTTGACCAATGAGGGACGCTGCAACGTAGTAGTCATCATCGTCGCCGTCACCAATCTTGAATGACATCGTTGGTGCGCCGTTGGTGTCCATGTCAGATGCAATTGCTTGCACCCAAAGAACGGTACAGTTCTTCGGAACCTTGAGAATCTGCACAACGTCAGCCGCAACGACGTTGGCGGACAGCGTGAGAGTAACGGGTTTGCATTGGACGTTGTAGCCAAGTCCTTCGACCGTGGCGATACCTGCCGCAGCAGTGGTAAAGGTAGTGGTAGCCATGTCTGTATCTCCTTAGTCGGCAACGGCTGCGAAGAACCCGGTAACGATACCGTGGTCTTTCGGGGTGGTGGTATCCGCGCTGGCACTGGTGCCATAGCGGAGTTTTTCAATGCCGCGAATCTCTTGCACACCGCAACCGTGCAGGAAGTCGTAGTCAATGACTTGGGTGGTGGACTTGGTACGCTGCGCCCACGCGATACCGATTGCCTGCTGGCCGCACAGGTAGACCGGTTCCACGTCGATACCAGCAGCGCCAACGCCAGTGATGGGAGCAATCTCCGGGATTTCTCGCAGAATCATGCCATCCCACACCAGCGAATCGCCGGTAAATAGAGGATTATCGGTGCCACGAACACGCGCGTCGCGGTTGGCGAGCGTGAGTATGTTGGTGGTCGGGTTGTCCTCGGTCAGGTTGCGCCAGCTACGCGGGCCGACAAAAACGACAAACCATTCCTGATCCATTTCCTTGACCATCGTCGGCCCAATTTTCGGGCTTGCCGATTGCCCCATGCGTTTCATCAGGGAAAGGGTCAGCGCCGAACACTTGTCATTCGTGTTGTCCACGTTGGCAAGCGCGGTCGCATGCGTGGCATTGAAGTTGGCAGTTGAATTGCCATACAAAACCCGGTCTTGATTGTTGGCGTTCCAGGTATTCTTGTTGGCGGTAGTTGCCGATGCGTAAGCAACGCCATCAATCATGCCAAGAGCCGTGGTGCAGGCATCGCGGAATTTCTTGCTGGCCCACTGACGCAGTTGAGCGCGCGAGGCATTGCGCAGATCAATCGCAGATTTTTGATCGTCCCAATCGTCAACCGCAACCGCATGACGCAGAACGTCAACGGCAAGACGGAAAGAACGGGAACCGAGCCGCTCTTCGGAACCCATCAGAGTGGCATTGCCGGTCACGCCATTACCAACGAGTTCATTGACAAGCGCGAACGTCAGGGAATCGCCTTTTTTCTTGGTCAGGTCATCTTTGACTTGGAAAATGGCGGCTTCGTCCGTGCCCATGTAGCGCTTGTAACGCGAGGAGCGGACGTAATCGACGAAAAATTCATCATCCCACTGCTGTGGGGTAAGACCAGTTGCGGCGTAAGTTTGCGCCATAATATTTCTCCGAGAGTTGAAAGGGTTTCATTGCAGTCTGCCGTTAGCTCGCAGTCAGCATCGAACACCCATTAACCCCGGTGGCGGGTTTCAAACTTACGCCCTTCGCAGATGGCGGCTCTGGTTGCTACTTTTGGAACTATACGCCTTTTTTTGGCGCAGTGTCAATTACTTACCAAACAGGATGTTGTTCAGGCTGGTAGGGCCGCCCCAAACCGGCTTCGTGTTCCCGCCAGTGCCGCGCGCATCCGACAGGCTTGGCGGCAGTGATTCTCGCGTTTTCTGCTCGGCTTCAATCTTTGCGCGCACTTCGGATTCAATTTTCCCGCGCACGTCGGCTTCAATTTTTGCGCGCATCTGATCGAGACTGCCTGCCGCGTGCAAGTCCATACGATTTTTCGCAAGCCGGTAGGCAAATTCTGCCGGGTCTGGCGCGGAAAGCCATTGCTGCTGCAATCCAGGGTTTTCCTGCAATACCTGCGCGAAAACGCCCACTTTCTCATCAAAATCCTGATATTTCTGGCGCGCAATGGCTTCTGCCGTGTTCAGGCGCGTGTTGGTGACGGCGCTGTGAACCTCTTGGCGCAGTTCATTGATCTTGCCCTCTGGATCGTCCCAAAACTGCTTTTCAGGCTCTTTCGGC